CATCAGTTGCTGCCTGATCACAGACACCAAGTTTGAAAACGCCCAATTACGTTTTACCTTGCTTTTGACCAATGAAATCAACATGTTCGCCAGCATTGCCATCCAAATCTGGATTTCTATGGCGTTCTGATTGTCGCCAAGAAAATATTTTAACGGGAAATTTTGCTTGAGTTGCTTGAATAACAACTCTATTTGCCATCTCTTTTTGTATATTAGGGCTACATCATGTGCGCTCAACTCGAAATTATTTGTCAGAAAAACAAAAAGCCGTTCGTTTTCACTGTCCCAATATGCTATGCGCCTGCAACGATGTTTTTCTTTACCGTCTTTACCGTATGAAAGGATTATTTCTTCATCTTTTAGGACACCACAATCAGCGTCATCAGGTATGTCGAATTCCTCGCCAGACTGATAAACCGCATTGTCTTTAAGGCGGGTAACATAATAAAATCCCTCGTTGGTAAAGCGTTCATATTGCGAATAATCAACGTAGCCGCGGTCAAAAACGATTATAGAATTTTTAGGTAAATGAATTTCACCCATTAACATATGGTCATTGCGGGTTGCTTCGGTATAACGCACAAAACAGGGCATATTATCGTCCAATTTTATAACGGTATGGGCTTTGATGCCGCCTTTTTTCTTACCATCTTTGGTATAGCGCCCGCAACCTTTCAATATAGCCTTAAATAGGGTAATAGTGGTTGAATCCATCGCGTATAATCGTTTCAAATCGCTCTTGTTAAGGCAGCTGTCCGATAAACTTGAAGAGTGATTTTTATAAACCTCCAAGTAGATATCCGCAAATACGGAACTTTTGCGTCGAGCATTGGCATCGGAAAAAGTACTGCGACGAACAATGTAGTTCAACCCAAGATGTGATAACTTGTGAGCGTTGGACAACAAGCCCAAAACTACCTCACGAATAGAATGATAGCCCTCTAACACAGAAAAAAGCATCACCACTACATGGTGGTAGGTATTGAACTTCTTTACGTAAGATTCCGCATTATGTTTGCGAGCTATCTTCTCTATTTTTCTACGATTAACGAAAAATAATAGCTGATTAAAAATCGGCTGTCCAGAAAAATTTGTATTTTTGTGCATGATTTTCTTTGTTTAGTTTTGAAAGTACAAAGATAATCATTCGGGGAGTGTTTGCAAGGACACTACCCATTTTTTTTTAACGGACAGTAGTGAAAAAAAATGGAAAAAAAAGAAATTTTACTTGAAATAAAAGTAAGGAATGATGAAGCTATCAAGCAAATAGTAACACTCCAAGAAGAGAGTGACAAACTGAAAACGACTGAGGCAAATCTAAAAAAGCAATTGGAAGATAATACAATTTCACGCCAAGAGTATAACAAAAAACTTGTAGAAACAAAGGCAGAATACAAGTACAATCAGGAAAAAATTCGTGCCTTGTCAAATGAAGTTAAAAACAATATTAAATTTGACAAAGAAAAAGAAGGCAGCCTCGCAGCACTCAAAGCTCGTTTATCGGCAGCAACCGCTCAATTTGACGATATGGATAAAGCAGAACGAGAAGCAGCAAAAGGGAAAGAACTGCAAGAACATATTAGCAAACTTTCGTCAGAACTAAAAAAAGAAGAAGAGGCACTCGGCAACCACCGCCGCTCAGTTGGGGATTATGCAAAAGCAGGGCAGGAACTAAAATCCGAACTCAAAAACCTAACTAATGAACTAATAGCAATGGCTGCCGCCGGCGAACAGAATAGTGAAAAATACAAAGAACTGCATAAACAAGTTGCAGAAATGAAAAGTACAGCCGATAATGTTAAAGCATCTATTACGGCGGCATCAAGCAACACTGCAGGTATTGATGCGCTTGTTATGAGTGTTCGTGGGCTGGCTGGAGCTTGGGGTGCGTACCAATCGGCTATTGCATCATTAGGAATTGAGAATGAAAAACTTGCAGAAACAATGAAAAAACTGCAAGCGATACAAACTGCTCTTTTATCTTTGCAGGCAATATCTAATAGTTTGCAAAAATCCAATATCATCAATTTAAAAGCTGGTCAATTACTCCAAAAAATGGGCATCAACCAAACATTGGCACAAACAAAGGCTGAAGCCGCCTTAAATAAAGTCAAAGGCACAGGCTCTATAGCAACAAAAGCCGTCGCTGCCGCAACATGGCTATGGAACGCTGCTCTCGCGGCTAACCCTGTATTTTTAATTATTAGCGCCCTCGCACTATTAGCAATGGGTATTGGTCTATTAACAAAAGCCTTCAACTCTTCCGCCAAAGCCCAAAAAGAAGCTGAAGCCGCCTCAAAAGCCTACGAAGAGCAGCAACGCAAAACCGCCGCAGCAATATCCGAAATCAACAACACCGAAAAAAACGCATCCAACGACCGCAATAACAGGCTACGAGAGGAAATACTCGAACTCAAAAAAAACGGCGCAACGGCAGAAGAAATCGCAAAAGCAAAAATGAAAGCCGAACAAGAACTCCGAGACTTTGCACTTAAAGCTTCGCAAGACCGAGTCAAGCAAATGAGGAAAGAAATATACGCAAAAAAGGATGAAATAGAAATGCATGAAGCAGCACTTGCTACATACAAAAAAGGCACGGATAAATACAACAAACAAAAGGAAAAAGTTGATGAACTCAATGCCTCTTTAAAACAGCTTATCCAAACACGACAAGACGAGGCACAAATACAGGCTGACCTTATAATACAATCAAAAGAGGCACAGCAACAAGAAGAGGAACGTATTAAATCAGCCGAAAAAGCAGAAAAAGAGCGTATCGCAAAAGCAATCGAGGCAGCCCAGAAAGCCGAACAAGAAAAAGCAAAAGCAACACGAGACGCAATCCGCAAAGCCGAAGACGCTGCCCTCGCCATAGTGGAAGAGGGCATCGAAAAACAACGACAAATAATCCTCAAAAACTACGCCCGACAAACTGAGGACCTGAAACAAAAACTTGCAGAGGATAAAAAACTTACCGAAGAGGCAAGGCAAGCAATTAACGACACAATTATAAGCCTTGAGAAAAAAAGAGAACAGGAACTGCAAAAAATATCAGATGACGAAGTAAAAAAACGCATCGAAAACGAAACCAAACTGATAGAGATGAAATTGCAATCAGTACAAAAAGGCAGCGAACAGGAACATCAACTACGCCTGCAAAAATTAGAAAAACAGCGTGAAACAGAACTGTCAAACACCGCACTTACAGAGGAAATGAGACAAGCAATAATAGCAAAATACGAAACGCAAAACCGACAATTAGAGGCAGAAAAACAGCAACAAATCCTCGCCGCACAAAAAGAAGCATTGGACTTAGAGTGGCGGCAACGGTTAGATACTGTTATGGAAGGCTCAAAAGAGGAGTCACAAATAAGGCTCGAACAGGCGCAGGCTGAATACGAAGCACTACAAAATATGGACGCTGAAACAAAGGCACTACTCTTTAAAAGCGATGCCGACTACACAAATGCACTGCTTGACAACAAAGCAAAACTTCGCAACGCTGAAATGTCGCATCAAATCCTTCTCAAAGAAAGTACCGTAGTTGTACTGCAATCGGTGCAAGCAATAGGGAACGCATTTAGTGAACTATTAGGAACATTTGCAGAAGAAAACGAGCAGGCAGCAAAGTTCGCAAAAGCAATAGCGTTGTTTAATATTGGATTAAGTACGGCAGAGGCAATCACCAAAGGAACAGCAGCCGCACAATCTGTTCCCTTCCCCGGAAATTTAGCCGCTACAGCCGCAACAATAGCAACCGTACTCTCAAACATAGCAAAAGCAAGGCAATTATTATCAAAAGAAAAAGAACCAAAAGCACCACAATTCGCAAGAACGTCAAAATTCGCAAAAGGTGGTTTAATTATAGGCGCAGGCTCAGGTACATCCGACAGCATACCCGCACACCTCTCAAGCGGTGAAGTGGTGATGACAGCACTCAGCAATCAAATGTTTAATCCGTTACTTTCAACCCTTAATCAGATTGGCGGCGGAGTGCCAATAGGAGTAAGAGACGCATCAGCAGCAACAATGGGGGAACTTGCACTCAAAAACATTATCAGAGACGCATTACAAGATATGCCGCAACAATACGTTGCAGTTACAGACATCAGAACGGTAGAAAACCAAATACAAGTTATCGAAAACATAGGAAATACGTAAAACGGTTCACGGTGCAAGGTACACGGTGAACGGACTTTATAAACTTTACAAACTTTACAAACTGAAATGAAAATAATAGATATAATGAAACTATCCGAGCATCCGCTACGGTTATTGGAAAATTCAAAAGTTCCAATTCACTACGTAAATCACCTGAAATTATATCACGAATATAAGAGGCTCATCGGTGAGGGACACAAAAAGACCAACGCTATCATTTGGCTGTCCGATATATTCCACCTGTCCGAATCGGTTATATTCAATATTGTTTCCAAGTTTGAAAAAAGCGTAGACGATTAATTACTCAAACTTAGACGTACAAGGCTTAACTCTTTTCCCAAGTCAATTACAGATTTCTCGATTTTTTCAACAGTCCGTTTTGTTGGTTTCTTTCTTCCGTTGATGTAATGACTCAAAAGCCCTTGATTAATGCCTGTTAGTCGTTGTAAGCCAGCCAGCGTCAGAAGTTTTGAATAATAAGCAAGGAAAGAAGCGGTATCATATTGAAAAGAAAATTGCGCATCTGTAAAAGGGATATTATTGATTTTGTGACAGTTTTTCACATCTTGATAGCATCCATTAAAGTCATCAATAGCTTCCTGTACCGTTTTACCTTCGCCTATCACTGTATATTCAAGGCATTCTTCTTTTAAGTCTATGTAAATTCCGTAAGAGCCATCGTTTCCGCGCTCTATAAATGCTCTAATCTTATTCATTTTATTGTATTAAAGTTTAACGCCTGATTTTTTACTTATGCTTTTTAAAGTTCCAATTCTAACCTCTTCGTTACGGTGAAAACTCAACGGAAAGGTTTTTTTAGTTATCGGACTGTACCAAATAGGATGATTGGCACCGTCATGTAACCAATGACATCCCTCTTTCTTTAATTTCCTTTCTGCTTCGCTGTATTTCATCGTTTTTTGTTTGAAAAATGCGCCGCAAAGGTACGAATATTAATACTATTTTCCAAATTATTACACGAAAAATTTTTCACACAGAAAAAAAAAGTGTTATTTTTTCCTTGCCGCCGTATATTTGCAAAAATTTTCTAACCGTAATATTTATGGCAAATTTAAAAATAAACAGCGACATCGTCAGCGAAGAAACGAGAGAATTCTTAAATATATTTTTTGGAACTGACAGCGGCGTTTCATACAACTCGATTGAGGCATTTCTCGAAACAATTCCGCAGGACGACAACGAAATAAATATGTCTATTCATTGCAACGGCGGCGAATGTTTGGAAGGATGGGCAATTTACGACAAAATAAGAGCATCAGGCAAAAAAATTACCGCAACAATAGAGGGTAAATGTGCTTCTATGGCATCTGTATTACTCCTCGCAGCACCAAAAGAAAGCCGTTACGGACGACCAAACGCATCGCTTTTGATTCACGAACCATACATACCGTATGCTTGCGGGCCACTGACATCAGACGAACTCGCACGACTTTCAGATGAATTGAAAACCGAAACCGACAAAGTAGTAAACTGTTATGTAGAAAGAACAGGAGCAGACGAGCAAACAATCCGCAGCCTTATGAAAGAGGACAAATTTATTGACATGGAAAAAGCGCAAGAACTCGGCTTTATTTCTAAAATTATTCCGCACGCATCGGCAAAATATCAAAAATCAAATATTTATCAACCTATTAATTTAAACATGGAAGAAGTAAAAATATCCAAAAACATTTTGGATAAAATTTTATCAAAACTCGGCTATCAAAAAATCGAGGACGCTACAAAAGCCCTCACTGCCGTTGCGTTGGAACTCACAACGCAAGACGGAACTACTTTGACAGTCGAAAGGGAAGAGGGAGACCCGCAAGTTGGCGACAAAGCACAACCCGACGGAACGCACCTTATGCCCGACGGTAAGACAATTATAGTAGAAGACGGTGAAATTACCGCCATCGAAGAACCAAACGAAGAAGTGGAGGCACTCAACGCAAAAGTGGAAGAACTCAACGCACTTCTAAAAACGGCTAACGATACAATTGAAAATCTGAAAGCCGTAGCAATTACTGATAAACAGAAAGAGACTTTAAACAAAGTCGAAGCCCTTGGCGGCATTGAAAAACTGAGAACAATGGCAAGTGCCTATGTGCCGCCACAAAGAACTCAAACTACAGCATCTAATTTGGATAAAAACGGAACTCCCAAAAGAGACCCCTTCCGAGAAAGAATCCAAGCTTTACAAACTTAAACTTTAAATCAATCAATTAAATTTTAAATCTTAAATCTTAAAAATGGCAACAACAGGAATCCCCTTTATTGATTCCCTTACGGTAAACAATCAGGCTACGCAAAGCCTGCGTGAACTGCTTTGGAAAGAGGGAATAAAATACGGTGCGCTAGCGCAAACCGTTAACATGGAATTTGGAATTAAAGACGGTGAATATATTGCGTGGCTCGGTGATATGGAACCCGTAGGATTACCATCAATAGGCTGCGGAGTAGAGTGGCAAGCCTCAAAAATTCCCGCAAACGAAAAAAGATGGACGCTCGGCAGATATGACGTAGCGGAACAATTGTGTTACACCGACCTCGAAAACACCGTCGCTAAGTGGTCACGCAACACAGGTACAGACATCGCCAACCTGACAGATACCGACTACATGGAAATTGTAGTAGAACCACGTCTCAAAAAAGCAATGCAAGAAATGCTCTGGAGGCTAATATGGTTTGGGGACCTAAGCGCCTCAAACATCTCAAGCGGTGGTAAAATTACTAACGCTATCAATCCCGAATTATTTAAAATTAATGACGGATTATTCAAACGTATTTATGCACTTACAACGGCAGGAGAATCGAGACGTGTTACTATTGGTGCTAATGCGGCTACCACTTACGCCGCACAAAGAACAGCGATAGAGCAAGCAGGTGTCGCAAAAGCAATTTTTGACAAAATTATTGACGATGCGCCCATCGAACTCGCACAAAAAGAGGGTAAAGTATTACTCTCGACTTATGCACTTGCCCAAGCGTTGAGAAAAGACATCAGAAATACGCACTGCTGCAACGAAAGCGCATGGAATATGATGTTTAGCGGCTATCCAAACGTTATGTCTATTGAATACAACGGACATAAAGTGATTGCGCTACCCGAATGGGACAAAATGATCCAGGCATTCGAAAACACAGGGACCAAATATAATGATCCCTATCGGGTTGTTTATGCAGGCAAAGATTCGCTCCTCGCAGGGTTTGAATCGTCAAGCGAACTTCCCTACCTTGAAACGTGGTTTGAACGCAAAGACCAACTTAACTATATCCTGGCAAAGGATTGTCTCGGCACCAACACCATGAACGAAGAAAACATCGTCTTTGCGTATTAATAACCACAGATTTTCATATAAATAAATAACCCTAAATTCTACAATTTCCAATCGTCATAACTATCATAAATACAAATATGTATGCTGTTTAATAGGTAAATAAAATTTACATCATTAGGGTAGGCATATTTTAATTATGCCATATTTTTTAATTTTTAAAAACAAATTTCTCAACAGTCAAAAATATCAAAAGTGCTATAATAATTGAATTTTTGTCTTTTTCTTGTTTTTTGTAAAATATTTTAAACAATTATTAATTATCGTTTCATATAGTTAATTAACCCTAATTTTATATAATGGTCGCATACCTACGGCATGCGGGATTGCGTTGTTAATTCCTTATTCTACCAAGAGATACATTCCATTCCTATGGAATGTTTTTTCTTTTTCTTGTGAATTTTCATTAAAATGGTGACATTTTGATTTCTCAGTGCTAATTTAGTAATACCCGTTTCCCAGAGGTCAGGTGATCTAAATTTTCTTACCCACTGCATCATCGTGAAAATTTAGGGTGCACTTTTATATATGAAAATCTGTGATAACTTTATAACTTTCAAACTTTATAAACTTAAATAGGATGGCAGCATGTGACAACATAATAACAAGTAACATCGAGGCTGATTGCGACAATATGTCTGTACCCGGCATCGAGGCAAATGGAGTGTTAATCAACCGTGCCGATATTGACTTTGGCGCATCTGATTTTGATACATCAAGAAAAAATGTTATCAAAACGATTGCACTCAAAACAGGGAAACGTGCCTATAGCATTAGCGTTATGGGCAACACTCCCTTTAACAATACGCAAACCACTTTAAACGTGGGCGCAAACAGAAACAGTTTTGTAAACGACCTTGCCTTTACAATCCTTGACAACTCACCCGACCTGTCGGAAAAAGTACTTGACGGACTTGCGAACGGCGAATTTGTTGCAATTTTTGAAAACAGATTCAAAAACACTAACAAAACCGCTAACCAAGGCGACAATGCGTTTCAAGTGATGGGATGGTATCAAGGGTTGAGAGCGCAAACGCTCGAAAATCAAAAGTATTCAGAAGAAACAGCGGGCGGATGGAGTGTGATGCTACAAGAAAGTAACGCACCTAAATCAGCGTTATTCTACTTCAATACTAGCTATTCCGTAACCCAGACGCAGTTACAAACCCTGTTAGTTTAACGCTAAAAATGGAATATGTAAATCAATTATCGGAAATATATGGCAGGCTACGTAGCCTGTCCCATTCCGATAAAATTTTTATCAAAGATATTTACGAAAATGTTTTTAAACCCTAACTCCGCTTCAATTTAGGTAGTTTACTATTTCCTATCGTACAGATGAGGCAGCCAACGCATGCCGACAGTCTAATTTATCATGCAGAGTAGGCTGACGGATGGCTATTCCAATTTGTCGTGTGCTTTCTTATCTTTTCGCTCCTTGTTTAGTTTTGATGCTTCAGTGGTATAATCTATCCCTATTTTAGCGAACAGTTCCATTGTTTTCTTGGTAATTTCCGAACAATACCACTCTCCTCTGATTTTCATTTGATAAATTGCCTTGGATAGTTCTATGATGTCCTTTGGCGAGTGTTTCGATAAAAGTTCTGCTTGCCTAAGCCTGACGTATAATTTGTAATATGCAATCATAGCAATAAAATTAGCAAAAAGCCAACCTTCCATAACAAATCGGTTTTGCATGTAAGATACATCGGCATCGAGATAATTCTTAAAACTGTCAAACATTACTTCTATATCATTTCGCTGCTTATAAGATTCATAAACCATTTGTTCTTTTGGTTTTTCCTTTTCGTTCTTTTTCTTTCGCTTTCCTTTTTGCTTATCCGTTTTTTTGCTATCTACAAGATTATCTGATTTATACACAATTGTTAAAGTACCGAAGGCGTGCATTTTTTCGTCAAATCCATTTTTGGAATAATTTTCAGGATGGCTTTCTATTCGGCACAAATATTCTTTTTCTTCCTCCACTCTAAGCCTGTCGTCAAGAAACGTAATCAGGTTATAACCATCTTTTTGATAAGAATAATACCAAATAATTCTATCCTGAAAAATAAAATGGGAGGCATCCTTTTTGAAGTTGTTACTCTGTAAGAGCGCATAATCAATCAATTTATTATTTCGTTGCAACGGAATAATATACGATAGATTTTCTTCATCCATCATAGCAATATTTTCGGCGCTAAAAAATCCCTTATCGGCGATGAATATCACCTTGTCTTTGATGTCCATTTCTTTAATACACAGCGACATTGATTTTACATCTGTGATATTGCCGGCTATCAAGCGATAATATACAGGTTGTTTCATTTGTGCCGAAAACAGATACATCAGGCGTATCTGTTTTTCAAAATCTAAATCAGGATTATATCCTTTTGCGTTAATTGCCAGGTTTTCTGACACGCTTAAAGCATGTGTGGAATCCATCAAAACAAAATTTTGCTCATTTTCAGGCACATCGCTCAACAGGGTTTTCATCCAGCCGACAACTTTTTCGCGATTTTCGCCAAATCCTTTCAAGTTCAGCGAAACAGTCTTATCCGACATGCTTTTTGTTGCCCAGTGTTGCGAACAAAAATCGTGCGAATGATAGTAAGTTGCTCGTTTTATTGGAGTTTGATATGCCCACCGCATCATCGAAAAACTCAACAGACGTTCTGTTTGCTCGGCGCCAAAAACTTCTGTCAGCGATACAATCTCTTCTTGTATCAAATCTGAATAGAGTTTGAACAGCCC